GCGGTGCGGGGCGGAGTGGGACGGGCTGCCGCTCGTGCTAAGACGCGGCAAGCAATTGCAAGTGGACGATGGAGATGAGACAGAGATGGCTGAACAGTGTGCAGCGAGGATCAAGTTCGGCAAGCACGAGGGCGGTGCGGGAGTGCTGGTGGTGGAGCCGTTCGGCGACGAGGTCAAGCTGCGGTTCCTGAGCCGACAGCACGGGGGCCCGGTCGTGGACTTCTTCTTCGACCAGGAAGGCAAGTGTACCGGCTCCGGAGCCACGGTGGGGGAATGGAGCCGGGATGAGCAGGCGGCTGCGGGCATCGATCCGGATGCAGAGCCGGATGCGGGCGAAGAGCCATGCCAGGCTGGCGACGGGTACGACGAGATATCGTTCCCGGCGGGAACGCTCGTGAAGATAGACGGGCTGCCCTTCTGGCTGGCGTCAGACACAGTGCTTGTAGGCAGACAGGCCAATGTGGCACTAATCGGTCAGGGCAAGTCTGCGGGCGAAGAGCCATGCCAGGCTGGCGCAAATACGTGGGAGAGTATAGTGCGCGACTTGCGAAACATGGTTGGGGCCATGATTCGCAATGCATTGCTCCAGCACGAAGCGGAGGCGCACTAGAATGTGGACGATCTTACGGCACGCTGCCGGGCCATTTTCGTGCTTGCGGAGGTGTGACAATGGCCTGGGGAGGGATGCCTGATAGCCTGCTGGATGCGCCGTATCAGGAGCACTGTGATCGCGAGGCCGAGATCGAGACCATCTACGACGACGAGGTCGCCAACCGCACCTGGAGCGAGTGGCTGGAGTGGCTGGATGACGTGACCGATGTGATGCACCTGCGGCTCAGGCGGGCTGACGGCACATACGTGTCGCTCACCGTGCCTGACCACACGGGCCGGATGCAGCAGATGGACATCATGGACTACCTGGAGGAGCACTACGGCAGCGAGAGCCATGATACCGAGCGCGATTGGCAGGAGTGGCTCGCGTGGCTGAATGCACTGAAGTGCGAGCAGACGCAAAAGCAGATCGGCAGGCACTTCTGCGAGACCTACGGTGACGACATCGCGCTCAATCTGTACGAACGTGAGCACCATTAGTTGGATGGACCGCACAAAGCAGTCGTACCAAAACTGGAGGAGATGAAGATGAGAGTAGCGAGACTGACGATTGAGAATTTCCTGGGCATTGCGGAGTGCGAGTTGATGCCTGGAAAGATCACTGTGATCAGCGGCGCGAACAGGCAGGGCAAGACCTCGATCCTCAAAGCACTGGAGACCGCGTTCGCCGGCGGCGGCGACCTATCCGACCGGATTCGCACTGACACGAACAAGGCTACGATCCTGGTCGAGCTTGACGACGGCGTGACCATCAATCGCAAGCTGACGGCCGCCGGCAACTACGTGGCTGTGAGCAAAGATGGGTTTGAGAGAAAGGGGCCGCAGTCGTGGCTGAACGAGCTTATCGGGGAGGGCACACTGTCATTCAACCCGATCGCGTTCTTCACGGCGAAGCCTGACCGGCAGCGGGAGATGATGCTGTCCGCAATTCCCATCTCGGTGACGCCCGAGAACCTGCAGGACTGGTTTGGAACCGACTTCGGTATAGAGACCGACCGGCACGGTCTGGAGGTCCTGGCCGATGTGGAGAAGCTGGTATACGAGAACCGTCGGGACGCCAATGCCGTGGTGAAAGGGGTCAAGGGCCGGGCGGAGGCGTTGGCTGAGAAAGTACCCGACGATTTCGACGCCGGCGCGTGGCGCGAGGCGGACGTGTCTGCGCTGAATGAGCAGATACGAGCAGCGGGCCAGGCGCAGGAACGCGAGCAGAACCTGCGGGCAAAACTGGCCGAGTGGATTCAGCGCCAAGCCTATAACGCGGACAAGAAGGCGGCGCTCCTGGCTCAGATTGAGGAACTGGAGCGAGACGATGAGGTTTGTCGGTTGACGGCTGCGGAACTGAAGGCGGACCTTGCCGCGCTCGAAATCCCCGATGCGTCGGAAGCCCAACAGCGACTGAGCGAGTACAGCGATGCGCAGAGGACACTGGCTGATGTTGACGCGCTGGAGCAAGCGCGTTCCGAGCTGGCAGACGCGGAGCAGACTGCGGCCCGGTACGATCAGTTGGTTGAGCAGGTCCGCACGAAACCTGACGAGCTGCTGCGGGCGGCGGATGTACCCATCGAGGGCCTGGAGATCAAGCCCGACGCCATACTGCTCAATGGCGTCGAGATCCAGAACCTGTCCGGCAGCGAGCGGCTCCTGTTGGCACTGGACGTAGTGCGCGCGGTCAATCGTGACTTCGGCATCATCTGCATTGATGGTGCTGAGGCCTTGGACGATGAAACATTCGACTTGCTCCTGACACATATTCAGGACCCGAGCGACGACTTCCAATACTTCATCACGCATGTGACTACGGGCGGCCTGCACGTCGGTGACTTGTCGCTAGAGTACAGCGGTGCGCCAGCCGATGCGAACGGCCAGACGGCCATCCCGGTAGTGTAGGCATCACCCTGGAGGAGTGAGTAGACATGGCGACCACAGAGACACAGACCGAGGAGCAAGACCGGGACCTGGCGCTGCTACGCCGCCAGTTGGAGCGAGGTAAGACCACGGATCTACCGGGGGCTGACTACCCACGCCCGGGCGTTAAGATCACGTGCTCAACTGAGGAAGCGGTTAAGGGCCGGGATGGCAAGCCGTCAAAGCTGCACCGGACGGGTGACCATGTCCGGATAGTGCGGCTGAACCGGTCTCGCCAGCGCTACGAGACTGACAAAAAACTACAAGCGCAGTTGCAGGCATTCCTGAAAGCGGAAGGCGACCCAGACCCAGAGAAGCCGATGCGGGTGCCTATCTACGTCACGTCCGATAACCCGCAGGAGGTGCTGTTCCGGCGCATGGCTATGTACCGTGGCGGTGGGCAGCCAGTCTGCACTTGCGAGCGGTTTGTCAATAAGCCGGAAGTGATGTTGATGCAGCAGGGCATCCCGTTACCCAAGCGCAGCGACAACAATCTCGGCCGGGAGTACTTCGCCGGTGAGTACAGGCGGCGGATATACGACCCATCCACGCACAAGCGGATTGGCATCACGACAGGGGTCTGCGATCCGGCGAACTGCCCATTTGCCACCGGCATTGACAGAACCTCGTACCACACCGTCTATGGCACCTGGCCCAAGAGTGATCAGTTGGGCACCATCATGTGCCGGCCACATGTGGTCTTCACGGCTGTCATCGCTGACATTTCCCAGGGGCGTAATCCTGTCGCTGTGCTGCGCAGCAAGTCATGGAACACTGGGAGCCAGCTCTCGTTCTGGCTCAATGGCATTGCGGAGGCGACCGGGGGGTACCTGCGCGGGTTGCCGATGTGGCTCACGCTGGAGTTCCAGGAAGCCACTGACGGGGATGGAAAGAGCCACACGATTCCGGTATGGACGCTGGAAGCGCGCCGCTTTGATTGGGCGGAACTCCCACAGGCCGGCGCGCACATACAGATCGAGCAGCTGGAGGCCGCACGGCGGCACAACGAGACCGCGCGACTGATGGAGGCGGATGTGAAGGGCCTGCCGGCTGGCCGCGATTTCGCCGAGGAGTTCTGGCCGGAGACCCAGGGCGGCGACGAACCGGCAGACCCTCGCGAGAGCGTCGAGTGGATAGCGCGTACTGTGCTGGGGTGGAGTGACACAGAGGTCGCCGACGTGCTGGCGCGGTGTGACGCAACCGGAGACTACCAGCAGGAATACCAGCGGCTGGCGCAACTGGCGCACACGCAGGCCGAGGGCAAAGCCCGGCGGCTGGAAATCGAGCCGGAGCAGGTGCCTGAGGATGTTCCGGCCGCCCCACCGCAGATCCCCTGCCCCGATGACCTGAGCCAATTCCCGACGTCAGCCCGGGAGTGGGCGGAGGCGCTGCGGGCTTGCGGGTGGGATGAGAACGCGCTGCGAGCTGTTCTCGATCATACCGAGGTCAGCACGCTCAAGCAATTGTTTGGCGAGGATGCTGACCCATCCCGGTTGTGGCTGGTCATGGTGGCCATCAACTGGTACGCGGCGGGGCATGACCTCACGGACCCCCTGCAACCTCTCTTTGACGAGCTGGCGATCTCGCATGGCGATGGTGCAGACACTGCAGACGACACAGATGAGGCAGACGATGACGGGGCCTCGGCAGACGATGGGGCGGATGAGTTCATAGATGGGGAGATCATCGAGGATGATCCCGATGATGAACCGGATGGTGCCGAGGCGGCGGGGGATGATGAACTCAACGCAGACGCCGATGACAGGGACCGCCTGGACCAGTTCCGGCCGGATGAGGGTATCCCCTCGATGATCTCCATCGAGGATGCGGTCGAGGAATGGCCGATGGCAGATCGTGTGGCTGCGGTCGCGGCTGTATTCCCCAATGGCGCGTTTGACCAGGACGACCCTGATGCGCGCTGGGAGGTCATGAAGGCACTGCAGCGATACGCCCGCGCCAGTGAGCTCGCAGAGCCGTTCTCGGACGTCTTCAGCCGCGAACTGACGCAGACGCTACCGTTTGATGATGATGAACTGGGGGACAGCGGGGACGGTGGCGGCGATGAGTGAGCAGGCAGTGGCGTACGACAGCTCAATCAACGAGCGCTTTGAGCGCACGCAGCGCCTGTGCCATAAGTGCAGCCGCTGGATGCACCAGGACGATGCGGGCCTCATGTGGACGTGCGGGTCGTGCGGCGAGAGCGTCCGTGATCATGTCAGCTACTCCGCGCTGCAGATGTGGCACAAGTGCCCACAGCAGTTCCATCTCACGTACCTGCAGGATGAGGTCAAGCCGGCAATGCCGCTGCGGCCTAGCATAGGTGGGGAGTGGCACGAGTGGCAGCACCAGTACGCTGAGGCCTGTCGGAAGGCGGGGCGCGAACGTGACTTTGATGCTGCCCGGATGTTGATGGCGCCCTATTCGGATCGCGTGCGCACGCTGGCCAGGGAGTTCATGCACAACTACACCTACCAGCCGGATGCCTGGCGCGGGCGCGGCGGCTCGGAAATCAGCCGTCGTGTGCCACTCGGGGATGACCTGCCGGACTATGTCTGCCGCATTGACAACCTCGAGTACAACCCACTGGACAAGCGTCTCACGATCACGGACTTCAAGACCCCTCCCTCGCAGGCGTACGAGCACACTGAGATGCCACCAACGCAACTCTATTGGTACGCCTGGGCCGCGTGCGAGTCGGAGGCCGACATGGCCGATGTCTGGGAGGTGGACATGATCCGGTGGATCGTGCCGGACAGCGTGCAGCAATCGTGGACGATGAGCCCGCCATTCCCGGGTGCCAAGCAGCAGATTGTGGAGATGACGGAGCAGGCGCTGCGGGCCACACAGTATCCGGCTACGCCGTCGGTGCAAGCGTGCACATACTGCCCGTACTACCACGTGTGCCAGGAGGCGCAGGACTACGAGTTGACGGCCCCGCAGGGCCCGGAGGCTGCGGCGGAGCTGGTCACTGAGGTTGCGGCGCTCAGGGCGGAGGCCGCCAAACTGAAGGACATGCTGAGCACGAAGAAACTGATTGACCGGGCCCGCAAGACGCAGGAGTGGATTGGCAAGTTGCAGGACGAGATCGCGGCGCTGCCGGACATCAGCGATGAGGAACGGGCCAGTGCCGGCGCCGCCATAGCCGCGATGGATGTGCGAGCTGCACGCCTGCAGGAACTGGCGCAGGACTATGTATTCAACGTGGCGCCGATTGAGGTTGGATCCGCGAACTACAGCTGGCATTACCCGGCATGGCACGAGAAAGGTGAGGTGCGGGCCGCTCCCTCGAACGCTGAGCGGTTCACTGCGGCCTGCCAGCAGGAGGGGCGCAACGTTCTCGACTACGTCGCGAAGTGGGATGAGACCAAGTTGGGACGCGACTTTGGCCCTGCGCTGACCGGCTCTCTGCCAGGGATCAATCTGGAAGTCAATCCATTCGGAGACGATGAGCAGACGGTCCGGGAAGACAGCGCCATCGCGCGCACGCTACAGCAGGTAGTGCCAAAGCGGACGTGGGGCAGCAGGCAAGGCAAAACTGATGGCCAGTACGACGAGAGCGTCAATTCCCAGGAGGGGGTCGACGACGATGCTGACTAACGACATGCCGAATGGGATAGGTATTGTGGTGCTTGTGATCTGGGTCGTGGCGCCGGAGCTCTGGGCTATCCTGTGCCAGCGAATCGGGAGGCGATGACATGAACGGGACTGACCTGGACGCCGTGGGGTGGAATGATGCACGCCTCGCCCATGGGGACCGTCAGGATGGCCCTCCATTGCTGGATAGGCGGAAGCAGCTAAGTATCTGTTTCCACTACTGTAGCGACAAGGGGATGTTCAAACACACCCTGACGTTCGATGATCACATGCCTCCAACGAGGTCATTCCTAGCGGCGGATGATATGCCGGGCATGAAGGACACGACGGATGCTGCCGGTGTCACTGATTACTTGCATCGCATAGCCGACACCATAGGCGGAAAGCCCTGGCGGTTGTGGGAGAAACCGAAGCACTCTGAGCGTCCGCGCCATTTGATGCTACCCGACGTGAACCTAACAATAGTCATTCAGGACAATGTGGAGATTTGGGCGCGAACAGCCGTTGGTGCAGGCCATTGGCGAGCAACACTCCAGTGTTGCGGACAACAAGTAGCTGAGCCGACGCGTCGCGATATCTGCAAGTTGCTTCGTTCTTTGGCGAAGGCGATGAACGGTAACTGTGATGGTCTCATGCACTGCTATGAATGCGCGATGGCCATATACAGTAAGCGCGCCGAGAATGGCGCAGCGCAGCCCGGAGGCGAGACCGATGAGAAAAAATAGGCGTGTCTGCCCCTGCGGCAAGTGGAAATGGAATGTCTCCGCACGTTGCTGGAAGGAGAAATCCACAGATCGGTCGGGGTTGGCTCTGGGTTACTGCAGCCACTGTGGGGTTCGGCTCAATGACGACGGTACACAGGGGCGGAGGCCTCGCGACATAGCCGCTGAGCTCGCAGTCTACAAGCGGGCACTGGTGAACATCTTCAAGCATTTCTACGCGGATTGGGAGGAGCAGATGGCTTTGTGGCTCGCCGAGGCCGCAGAGCAGGTCGATGCCCCAGGAGGTGGTACCGATGAGGAGCACTGAGTGCGCCTGCGCGCACATAATCGCAGCAGCGATTGCAGTCACCGTGGTGGTGGCGGGGCAGCAGCAACAGCTACCAGCGCAGGCCACTCAGGCTCCTGTCTTGGATGCGGCGGTCCCACCATTCCAGGACTACGACAGTCTGGATTGTTTTCCTCCTGCCATGCCGGCGGAGCTCGATCGGGCTCCTATGGGATTTCGCAGCGTCGACTTGACCATGCCGGCGGCGGGGCAGCAGAGGACTACTGCACCCGGGGCACTGCTGCCGGAGGATCCGTTTCAGTGCTGTGCCAGGAGGGCTCTGCGCGGCGAGTTCGGGCCGCTCGAGCAGTGGCAGCGGAATGCCTACACCTGGGGACTCGCCCAGGGCGTCACCGTGCAGGGCACAGCCACATTGACTACTTACTACCCCCAGGAAGGCCATCGGCGCGGTGACGAGATGCGCAGCGGGATCGGTGTGAACGAGCGCTATGCCGCCGTGCTGCAACGCGAATGGCGACCGTTGCAGCAGTGCTACGTCTGGGTCGAGCCGACCCTGAACAGTCGTGGGCAATGGGTGGGCGGCATCCGACAGGTCATGGACACGGGGGCTAACTCCAATCACCGGCGGTTCGCTCTGCGCTACGGCACAGACAGGTGGCTTGACTACTGGTATCCGCAACCGCACGAGCTGGTGAAGAGCGCACCGTACTGCTTCATCCGCACAGATAGGGCCAGATTGATACCGTGAGATGAAGTGGGCAATGCGGGAAGCATGGACGGAGGCGATGATTGATGATAGTCGCAGAGATAGCCCAAGTCACAGAGCAATTCGCACCGCACTTGGTGACGTTCGCCGCGTTGAAAGAGGCGTGGGGTGATGGGTTTGACGCAGGCTTCAACGCCAGTAACATTCGCCGCTTCAACAGCGTCAACCCCTACGCAACCCTGAATGGCACCCAGCAGGAACACCAGTTGGAGCGGGCGTGGAACCAGGGGTATGTCACCGCTCGGCACGGCAACTACAGTATGGGCTACAACGATGGGGACGCTGGCGATGATGACGATTGCGATTTTTCGGCAGAAAGAACCGCCGCGAGATTAGCGGCATGGGCGGAGACGACAATCTGATGGGTAACCACATCGACATCTGGATGAATTGCGCACCGTACTGCTTCATCCGCACAGATAGGGCCAGATTGATACCGTGAGAGGAAGTAGGCAATGAGGAGCATACCGCCAAGTCGCGAGACATTGCAGAAAGAGCTCGATGATATGCAGGCGCAGGAGACCCGGCTGGTGGGGGAGAGGGACCGGCGCAACAGGTCTCTCATTCGGGTCCGGGCGACCATACGACGCTTGAAGCGGCAGCTTGCAGAACGCGACCAGGAGGCCGAGTGATGCAACCGACGGCGATTGATTGGGCGGATATGAGCTGGAACCCGATCGTGGGCTGCACCCACAACTGCGAGTGGTGCTATGCGCGACAGATGGCTAAACGGCTCACCGGGCAGCATTGCCAGGTTTTCCCATCCGACGAGCTCGTCGCCCGCGAGAAACTGGTGGTTCCGGACAAGAGCCTGTGCGAACAGTTCTGGCCGCACCTGCACCCGGAGCGGCTGGATGAACCACTACGTCGCCGGAAACCGACGCGAATATTCCTGGGCTCGATGTGCGATATGTTCGACCCGCACGTCGAGATCGAATGGCGTGACCAGGTGGTGCGGGTGATTGAGCAGACACCACAGCATCGCTACATGGTGTTCACCAAGCGCCCGGCCCTGATCACTTGGGCGCCGTCGGCAAATCTGTGTATCGGGGTGAGCGTGACGGGCAATCACGACCGCTGGCGCGTCTCGGAATTGGCGCGTCTGCAGAGCTCGCATTACGGGCCGCTCGCGATTGCGTTCGAGCCGCTATTGGGACCGTGGTCATGGCCGATCCCCGAGTACATTGACTGGGTGATCATCGGGCGGCTGACGGGGCCGCAGGCGGCGGGCCAGGCCTGGGATTTCGCGTGGGTGACCGAGATCATCGCGGCGGCACAGGAAGCCGGCGCGGGGGTGTTCATCAAAGAGAATGTTGCGCTCCCACAGGCGGGTCCGCGGCAGTGGGCAGACTTCGGGAACAGGAGCAAGCCATCAGCGCAGATGTCCATGGTGGGGGAACTCGGATGATCGTGTGGACGTGGGGCTATCGCGGTGGGCCGTCATTCCCACCCAAGAGCCACGAGCAGCTCCGCAGGCACATCGCGGAGCAGGGGATCACGCGGATCATCGATGTGCGGCGCAGTCCCGAGGGCCAGCGCAGTAACCCGTACTGGCACCGGTCCAGGTTGATTACGGAGTTCGGCGACTTGTACGAGCATGTGCCGGTATTCGGGCAGGGGCAGTGGCCGGGGCAGAGCCCTGATCACTACGCGCACCCGGCGCATGAGAAAGCGGCGGCTCTGGCGCGTGCTGGCGAAGACATCGTCCTAATTTGCGCTGAGGACAACCCGCGCGAATGTCACCGTTTGGAGGTCGCGCAACTGATCGCACACTTGGCCGGCGGCGAGGTGCGGAACCTGTACTGAGCCCGGTTCAAAGTTGCCGCCGGATCCGTGAGCAGCCCCGTCGAGAAGACATTGCCGCACATATTGGAGACAGGCCGACGCATCAGAGCGGGAGCGACGACCTGAGGAGGACCTGTGAGTGACAGCTGAGGATAATAACGGCTGGGTGAAGCTTCACCGCCGGGCGCTGCGCCCGGACAGCAGCCTCATGCAACTGAATATGACCGCCAGGGGCACATTCTTCTGCTACGTGATGCTGGCACAGTGGCGTGATCCGTACCGCGGCTGCCTGTGTGACGATAGTGGACAGCCGTGGACGCGAGACGAGAGAGCTGCGGCAGTGGGACTCAGTTACCGAACTGTAAAGCGCGCAGAAGAGGCGATGATCGCAGCCGGTTTGGTGGTTATAGACGGGCGAGGGAAAACCGGTCATCCGAAGAGCCAGGGGCGACTCAGGATCATCAACTACAACCAGTATCAGGACCGTGACCACGACCCCGATCATCCCCCTGAAAACGGGGGTGGAATCGAGCAGGATTCGCAGCAAAATCAACCTTCAAATGTGCAGGTTGACCAGGTGCCAACCTGCAGATCTGCAGGCTCCAACCTTCAAATGTGCAGGTTGCAACCTTCAAATGTGCAGGTTGACAGTTCCGGGAATTCAACCTTCAAATCTGAAGGTGAATATCCGACGAAGCCGAGAGTGCCAGAGCATGGCGGGTTGGGCACTTTCGGGAATTCAACCTTCAAATCTGCAGGTGACGAAAAACAAGAAGGTGTAAGAAGTTTAAGACTTAACACCACCACCACCGAAGGGGGTTCTGACAGTTTCCCCTTTACGGGTGATAATAACGACGGGGCCGGCGGTGGCGGCGGCTTTGATGATCAACAGCAAAACGACAACGGCAACGGCCAGGCAGTGCGCCTGCTCACGGAGGCCGACGTCAACCCGACAACCGCGCAAGAGCTCGCGGAGCAGTACGGCACTGCCCAGATCAAGCGGGCCGTTCGGGTCTGCGGGCAGCGAGGTCTGGGGCCCGGGGCAATCGTCTGTGCGTTGAGAGAAGCCTGGCCGCTGGATGGACCGCGTGCGTCGTCTGGGCAGCGTACGTCGCCCGGGCAGTGGCAGGAGCCCTCCAGTGGCATTGGCCGCGGCGATGCGCTCACACCCGAACAGCTTGCCGAGATGAACCGGGCGCCGACGCCGGATGAACACGCGCGCGGTCTGGCGGCTCTGGCGCAGGCGCGGGACAGGTTGCCGACGGCTCGCAGTGACGCTGGCTGACCGGGCAGTTCGCTCCCGTTGAGCTAACGTAGCCGGAGCTGGAGAACGACGGCATAGCAGAGGCTGATACTAGACAGGAGGCCGAAGATGAAAGAGCATGAAGAGGCGATCATTGACTGCTTGGATGCGGGTTTGAACACTGCGGAACTCATTGCGGAGGAGCTGGACTTGGGGCGTGGATGATGTCGAAGGCGTACTCGCTATGCTGCTGGAAGATGGCCGCATAGTCAGGGATGAGTACGGCTACGTTGTGAATGATGGGTGAGATGGCCGACCGGGACGGAGGCTGACCGGGCAGTTTGGTCTGGACTGTTCCGGCCGCGTGTTCCAGGTTCGGGGCTGGAGCTCTCCACGACCAAATTCCGCAACGCGGATTCTGGTACATTTGGGCCCCGAGATGAATGGAAATATCCGATGAGCAACCGGAGTAGGGGAGGCTGAAACAGATGCCAATGTACAGGAAGCGCCCCGTGGTAGTTGAAGCCGTACAGATGACCACACAGTTCGCTGTCCAGACGCTGGAAGGTGAAATGTTTGGGGGGCCGGGAGACTGGCTGCTCATCGGTACTGACGGGGAGCAATACCCCTGTGACGACCAGACATTCCGCCAGACCTACGATGAGGTGGGTGTGCCACTCGTTCAGGGCAATGTCACAGTTAAAGCCGACCTAACTGTGACATCCGCACTGGACACCCGGGAAGAGGCCAATCACATCACGGCAGCCTGCGTCCGCAACAATACGCCGCTGGAGGACATTCACGCACGCGGCAGTATCACTGATGAGGAAATGCGGGAACTGATGATCGCCATCTCCAGCAACGTGGCGGAGGTATTGACAGTACGTGAGCTGCTGCCGCGTGATGTGTACCTGCGGGCCCTGCCCGTGATGGGGATGGGTACTGCACGCGATTGGGATACCGAAACGCGGTCAGGCGGCCTGTGCGCATGGTTTGGGTTGTTCGAAGGGTTGAGCGAAACGCAACAGCCGAGGTGATGGGATGGTGGCTATGATGCAGCAAGAGCAGCAGACATTCGCGCAGCTACTCCGCGCCGAGCGCGAAGCGCGCGACTGGACACAGGAAGAGCTTGCGGCCAAGATCCCGGTTCGCGCGAATTCCGTGTACCGGTGGGAAGCCGGCACTACCGTGCCGGGCATCTGGGCGCGCCGTCGCCTCTGCCGCGTGTTTGGATGGGATCGCGTTGCGCTGCGCAAATTGTGCAGGAGAGAATGTAGGGTAAATGTAGAGTAAATGTAGAGAGAATGTAGAGTAAGTGTCTATTTGCAGAACTGTGAAACAATGGTAGCCTATCAGCAATGATGGGCTGCATGGATATTTTGAGCATGAGTCCCGGCCACCCTATCCCCAGGGTGGCTTTTGCCTTTTGGCGGCCGATCCGCTGGTCGAGTGGCGCAAACATGCGGTTTGACCGCGGCTCAGCATGGAACCGGCAGCAACTAACGAGTGCGGATGGTGCCTGAAATGCCTGTACCCGACGTGGAGGAAATGCTGGCTGTCATCGAGGAGCTGAAGGAACCACCGTGGTGGTATCTGCACCACGGGTATTGGTACGGCGACAGCGTAGTGGAACAGGAGGTGTTTATCCGCCAGGCTGTGGAGTTCTACAGATTGCACAAGAGACTGCCAGAGGTCGTGCCGCCCGATGGAATCCCGTGGACGGCAGTCGAGGTACAGGCAATCAAGTTTAGAGCAGCAGAAGCAGATGCAGCAGATGCTGCACACGCGAAGCAATGCACGAACGGAGCGATCGAATGAATCCCGGCAACGATGAGAACTACTGGACGCGGCCATATCCACTCAAGGGTATCACGGATCCCCTCCAGTGCGCCAAGCGCCGTGTCCGCATCTGGCTGAACATCTACCCCCAACTCGCCGCCTCGTGCTACCTCGGTTGTAGACTCGACGCCAGGCAGAGCCCCGAGATTGCGCACTCAAGCGGCTTGCGCAACACGACTTGGGCAGAGCTGGTCTGCATCAAAGCCGACCTCGATAGGGCCATTGCGACACTGCCAGAACGATGGCAAACGGTCATGTATTTGCACTTTCGCGAGGGATACCTGCAGCGGGAAATTGGCCAGATGATGAAGTGCAACCAGCAGAAAATCTCAAGTATTTTGGCGCGAGGGGTAGTACGGATGGCTGCTCATCTACACATACCTAGTGAAGATGAGAACGAAAGGGACAGTAGAGCTGCCGGCCTACGCTGAGAAGATCATCAGTGGCGAAGCCTTCCGTGCACTGGTGCAGCAGGACGATTTTGAGGACCTGTGCCAGGAGGGCCGCATCGAGGTGTTCCGCAACCTGCAGGCGCTCCAAGCTGCTCACAATCCCGGAGCGTTCTGCCGGACCATGGTGCGCCGGGCAATACAGCGTTGGGTACACCGCGAAGCCCGCCACCAAGAGGAGCGAGTGCCAATATTCCCATGAGATGCCGCGAATGCCCAGCAGCCGAATACGACAAGCACAAGCGGGAGTACTTCTGCCGCTGCACCGGAGCCGTCGTGCGCATTAGCCCTCGGAGCAACTTCGTCATGCCTCTGCTGGGAGTGCGCGACAAGAACCAGAACTGGTCCGATGGCGACGATGATCAGCGCGTGTGCCCGGCGACACTGGACACACTCATTGGTTCTCGGAACGAGCACCTCGTCTTCTCTATCCTGAGGCAGATTGAGCAGCGTGGCGAGCTCGACTTCTGTTTGTCACTATACACGTCCGCTGCGGCCAGCAAACTCAGGCACCTGATGTTCACAGAGACGATGCGTCTGAGCAGTTTGCAGGCTGAACAGCTGCCAGCGGTCAGAGCCAGGAAGGCGTACAGCTCGTAATGCGTCCGAATAGCCACCCGCGATAGTCCTTGACGGTGAGCGGCGATGCACTGCCCGGTGGTAAAGACGCGGGCTCGGGCTCGAGACGCGGGGTAGAGTAATGGTAACTCAGCCGGTCTCATAAACCGGACCATGTGGGTTCGAGCCCCACCCCCGCTACCAAAACCAGAATGGAGAAGCGCATGCTCGAGATGATGTGGCGGCTCATCGCCGGCAGGGCGCGCAAGCACAGGCGGACGAAGCCAGTGTTTCTCCCATCCATAGGCAAGAGCATCATCAATCCGAAACCCTCACGAACGCCACGTCCTCCATACAGGCGGCCACACGCGATGCCACCACGGTACTGATGCCCCACCCCCGCTACCATTTCTCACGTGGAGTTTTTGTGGGGTTTCCGTGTGGGTTTCGCAACAACGGCGGAAGGTCACCCCATGACCGATGGGTTACAGAAGGTCACCCCATGACCAAGAGAAAAGAGTGGACCACAACTTGCGGCGCGAAGACGCGATCGGGCGACGCATGCCGACTGCCTGCTGGCTGGGGTACAGATCACCCCGGCACGGGCCGCTGCAAACTGCACGGCGGTGTCGTGCTGCGCGGTAGTGACAACCCGAACTATAGGCATGGCCTGTACTCCGAGGAGCTGAGCGAAGAAGACAAAGTTGCATTCGCTGAGTTCTGTGCGCGATTTGCCCTCGCCGAAATCTCGAACGAAGAGATGTTCGTGTTCTTCCAGTTGATGCGAAGCGCAACAGCACAAACCAGTACGAAGCCTGACGAGGCGGCTAAGATATTGCAGCGTGTTGCGAGCTGGCGTCGCACGCACCATGAGATGCTGGCCGGCAAGAAGGTCGTTCTCTCGTTCGCGGACGGCGCTATTGAGACATTGCTGGACGACATGGCTGCGATACTACTGAAGTACGTCCCGGACGAACACCGCAAGGCGGCGCTCGATGAGCTCAAGCGTGTTGGACACAAAGCGGGAACGGCAGGCACTGGTTGAGCAGATAGACGAACGCATCGATCGGCTAGGGCAAATCCCCGTCCCGGAGTATACCGACAGTCTCTCGTGGACGCAGGCCTACATGCGCACAGAGCGTGGCCGTCCACTGGATTTCAACACGCACCCGTACATGCCGGAAGTCATCGCGGACCGTTCGCCGCAGAAGGGGTTCATGTGTGGTTCGCAGGTGGGCAAGACCACGATGGCCATTGCGGAAGTGTTCTCTCTGTGTGACATCTGGCCGACGCCATTACGCGTTATCTACACGATGCACACAGATCGCGCGGTCCAGGAGTTCTCACAGACGCGCTTCAAGCCGGCGATTCAAGCCAGCCCATACCTGCGGGATAAAATCGGCGGCATTGACCACATGGGACGCAAGTCCGTCCGCCGGCGCTATGGCAGCGAGAGCATCATTATGTTCAAGGGTGCCTCCGTGTCACAGCAGGCGTTGTCGGAGCCAGCAGACATCATCGCGCACGACGAGCTCGACTTCTCCCGGCCAGACACGCTCACGCTCTACGAGGACCGGATTGCTCACAGCGACGTAGCCTGGCGGCGAGCGTTCGGGACCCCGACACTGCCGGGCTTCGGCCTGGCGTCGCTCTGGGATCAGAGCACGCCAGCTGAGTGGCTCGTCCAGTGCCCGACCTGCGGGGACGAAGCGCCGATCGAGTGGCCGGCTTCGTTCGCGATGGATGCCGCGGACCCGCACTTCATCTGTCGGCACGGGCATGAGCTGACCTGGCAGGATCATATCCGGCACGGGCGGTGGGTACGCAAGCAGCAGGACGCTGACTGGAGCATGTATCGCATCCCGCGCGCACTGCTCGAGCCATGGACAGCAGTGCGCATTGTAGCATCATTCGGAAAGACCGAATTCCCGCACCTGTGGCTCAACCAGGTGATGGGGCAGCCGAGCACAAGCGGCGACCTGACCATAGACGAGGCGGTGATCGAGGCCTGCATAGGCGAGCAGGCAGCGGTCACCGCATCCGACGGACCGTGTTTCATGGGCGCCGACCCGGGCGCGGTCATCCACTACATGATCGGCCGGCGTCTGCCGGGTGGCCACCACGAATACATAGCCGTGGGGCACGCGCAAACATGGGACGACCTCCACCAGGTAGCAAGGCTGTGTGGTGTGCGGTGTGTGGTCATAGACGGCGCATACGACCCGACGAAAGCACGTGAGTTCGTCACCACGTTCCCTGGGCGCGGATGGCTGGCATACTATCCCAATCAGCCGATCACGGGTGCAGAACCAATTACCCTCAACCGCGATCTGCAGCGTGTGCTCCTGGGTCGGACGGATACTCTCGACATGAGTGCGGGGCGGCTGCTGGACCAGCGCGACATACTACCGCGTTGTGACTATGCCACCCACCGCGAGATGGTCAGCCAATTGACGGCCATGGTGCGGGGCACCAAGCTCGGAGCCAATAACCTGCCGGTGCATTTTTGGCAGGAGGTCCGCGACGATCACCTTCGACATGCACACAATTACGCAACAGTGGCGGCAACGATCATGGGCAATGTCCCCGAGATGCCGGCGGTGCTGAAGGGCGCAGCGGGAGGCCCCACGCAGGAGATCACGGCTTTCAACGCTGATACGGGCCGCGAGGAGACCGTGGTGGTCAAGCGGCAAGTGCAGGAGCCGCCAGGCGTGATAGATGAGCAAACCGGCAGTGCACAGTCAGCAGTGGATGTGGGAGCGGTCTATCCCGCATTGGCCAAGAAACGCAGTGGGCCCGGTAGCTGAGCGCTTGTCGTAGGCGCAAACCCAAAAACCAAGCACAAGTCGAGACAGCCGCGTGGCATCAAGCCGCGCGGTTTTTGCTTTTGTGGGGAGATAACTCTACGTGGGTAGGCAGAAGACACTGATACCTCCCGGCTACAACCGCCACAAGCCCGACAGGTCGCGGGAGTTGCAGAGCGAGTGGGCCTCTGAGAACCGTGACGACGCGGAGGCACTACTCAAGGCAATGGGCAGTAAGCCGGGCGTGTACCCCACCAAAATCAACGAGATCATGGCTGCACTCGGCTACTACCGTGGCATCGTTGAGCCGAGCAAAGCGACGCGCATGACGTTCCAGATACTGCGCAAGATGTCCTACGATGCGCAGCTCGTCCGGGCCATCATAGGCACGCGCATAGCGCAGATGACGCGCTATGGCCACCGTTCTGAAGATCTCAACAAGCCGGGCTACCGGGCGCGCCTGCGAGACCCCAACGGGGTGCCAACGTCGGGCGACCGCAGGCGCCTCGAAGAGATATACGACTTTCTGGACAATGGCGGTTTCCGCCGCCAGCGCTCTGACGGTTCATGGGGTGTCTTCTCAGCCGATTGGACGCAGCGTGCGCTGTCGTTCTCCGAAATGATCGGGGCGTTGGTGCGCGACATGCTGACGCTGGACGCTGGCGCGCTACAGATCATCCTCGGCAGCGACGGCCTTCGCCAGCCCGCTATGTTCCAAGCGGTGGACGGCGCGTTGATCCGGCGTGTGATACCCGACATCAATGCGTACCGCGATGTCGTGAATGTCGAGCCATATCAAGCCACGCTGCGCGATGGTGATGACACACTCGTTGAGTACGTCATGCTCAAGCCGGACAAGCTGCTCACCAGCCAGGGCTTTGATGCTGAAGACCTCGTGGTTGAAGAGTATGGTGCGGATGAGCTGGCATATGTCGTTCGGAACCATCGCACCGACTGGTGGTCGCAGGGCTACGGGTTCAGCGAGTTGGAGAGCTCGGTGCAGATGGTCACGGGCATCTCCAATGCGCTCAGTTTCAACGCGAGTGTGTTCACCAACAGCAACGTCCCCGCCGGGATGGTCTACGGCACAGGGGATTTCTCCGAGGAGTGGCTACAGGACTTCGGCGCGACGCTGATACAGAATGTTGGCGGCCCGGGCAAATGGCACAAGCTCCCCATGATTTTCGGTGAGAAAGATGCGAAGCTCGATTACATCCCCATGCGCTCGAACCAGCGCGACGACATGATGTGGCGCGAGTACCTAATCTTCGCGATCAACTGCCTATGCGCATCGTTTGGGGTTGCCGCAGAGGAGATGAACTTCCAGGCGTTCCTGACACGCGGCGGTGTGATGACCGGCGAGGGTGGCGCTGAGCGCGTGGCATTCGCGCAGGCGACGGGCCTGCATAACCTGGTGCGGACTGTGTTTTCGGTCATCAACAGGTTCATTGTGTCGCGATTCTATGCGGACCCCAATACTGGCATTGGCCCGTACATCATCGAGCCGACCGGCGTGGACAAAGAGGACGAAGAGCAGAACCACCAGCAGCGCATCGGGCGCCTGCAGGCCGGCTTGAGCACACCGAACGAAGAGCGCGCGGCGCAGGACAAGCCACCGTTTCGTGATCCAGTGAACCCGGACCTGTGGGACAAGATACACGAGGCGGTGCTGGAAGCGCGACCCAACCTGCAATATGACCCCGTACAGTTTGATGAGGTAGTTGCCAGGAATTACCGGAAACACGGCGGGGTGTTGCGGCGCTGGACGGACCTGCCTGTCGCGGAGAACATGCAGCAGGCGCGGATGCAGGAGAAGCAGGAAGAGCAGGGCGAGCAGGGGGGAATGCCGCCGGGCGCCGGTGCGGGTGATGAGGGCGGAGAGTTTGATATGGCGGCCATGATGCAACAGCAGGGGGCGCAGCAGCAACCCGTCCCCGAGCCCGAACCCGAGCAGCCCGTCCGGAAGAGCCTTGCTAAGCGCATCTGGGACGGTGCGCGTAACTTTATCAGCGTCCGCCTCGGGTCGGTCTATGATAGGGGCGCGTCTGATCTGGAGCTGGATCTCGAGGGCATCGAGGATCTGTCGGCGGAGGATGAGTAATGCTCCATGTGGATTTCAACATACCGGCGAACATGCCGGAGGAAGAAGCTTGGGAGACTATCCGCAAGGCGCTCAAGCGCCCGCTGAGCAAGGCTGAGCGCGCGGAGGGCGAGCGTGACTTCGCCACATGCCAGCAGGGCTTCCTCGCGGCCATGTCGAGCTCCACGCACGTATTCATGGACGCGCAGGTCATGCGGTTGGCGGCTGCCGGCAACAGCGATGCTGAAGCTGCGTATCAGCGTATCAAGCGGCAGGTCCAGTGGCAGATGCGTACACACTTCAACCGCTGCTACGATGAGGCGTTCCTGGCCGGCAAGCGCATGGGGGGTAGCGACAAGCGCCTGGAACCGAACGAACGCGAGATCATCCGGCGCCTGGCCAATAACGAAGCTGAGTACGCGTTGAACATGCTGCTCGACATTGAGACTGGCGAGTACAGCATGAACATTGACAACCGCCTGCAGCTGTACGCCAACGCATTGAGCGAAGTTCGCTGGCTGGGCTACCTGTATGCTGATTTGTCGCATAACAGGTACGTCCGGTGGACACTGAGCGGGGATGTCGGAACCAGTTGTGTGGACTGTGCGTACATGGCAGGCAAGATGGGGGCACTCGCGCAGAACATCAACCGGCAGGTTGATCCGCAGCGGGGGCCGACGAAAACACAGGCAAAGATGCTGGACGCGATCGCCGCTCACCGGGACCACCAGGGCGGGCGCTGGGGCACGGGCGTGTACCGGGTGCAGGAACTGGTGCGCATGGCGATCGTTCCGCAATCCGCCACGCTGGCGTGCACAACCAACTGCCACTGCACTCTGCAGGAGGCCAGAAAGCCACGGAAGCGCGCCAAGCACGCTGAGCAGAAGAGCCCGTTCAAGTCGTTGTGGCCGAAGGCGAAGACTATGGATCGGCGGACCACACTGCCGGCTGAGCGGGCGCGGCTGTCGGAACTGGCAGACAGGTGGGAACTCGAGCATGTAGGGCGTGGCGCAGAGCCACACAGGCGTTTCTGAGCATGCCCGGCAGCGTGTGCCGAATAGGCAGGTTAGGACGCATGATAATAGACGTGCTGTTGAGGGAGAAGCGGGTACTGCGGGTGGTATTGAGCGTGGAGAGCATTTCCCGGGGTAGGCACGTGATACCGACGATTCACGTGGCGGACGTACGAACACGATAAAGCTCTGCTTACCCCTGGGCCGGCACTCCCAGGAACTCCCTTCCTTCGTTGCCGAAGGCGCGGCGGATTGCCATTCCCGCCCCGGTAAGCAGAACTCGATTAGAATGATAGCACATCCGGCAGGCCGCTGCAAGGCGACAGGCGACTTCGGTGGATACGGTGGCGGCGATGTCGGAAGAGCAGTTGGCGAAGTGTGCCTTCGCTAGGCGGCTAAGGGCTGCTCAGGCAGAAGGGGTAGCATGACTGAAGAGTGTTTCAACATGCGAAGTAAAATCCGGCGTAGACTACGACGATGGCTTCGAGACACATTCCACTGGCGGTGGCTGCGAGTGCGGTGTTGGTGGAACTACCGCGTCTATTCGGCGGAAAGATGGGTTGCATCATGGATAGTGCGAGTGGCGAAGTTCCAGGCATTGTGACAACCACAAGTGAGGGCCCCCTCTGGGCGTTCTACATGATGCCCCATACGCCGCCGTTGAGCGACTCTGAGTTCGTGCAACTGCCCGGGTTCCGTGTGGTGAGCGATGCGCGAGCCCCCTCGAGCAATAAGTCCAGCCTGACGAAGGGCGTAGTCAAACCCCACACGCGCCGCCTCCGTGGAGGACAGACGGTACAGGTGAGCGGGCATAGTCGCAGAGAAGCCCCAGCCGCTCCGCGAGTCACGACGGCGGTTTCACCACACGCCAGCACTTCTGTGAGCGACCTCAATGAGAAGTTCGGCGCCGCCACCGATGATACTGTCGTCAATCTGTCTGATGACGAGGCCGTCCTCATTCGGCAGCACGGTAATGGCAAGCGGTGCGGCTATGGCATATTCGGTGCGGATGGCAAGCTCGTGGCAACACTACATCTGCAGCCCTCGAAAGCCAATGATGGCGTTACGGTCACCAGTACCTGGACGGCCCCGCAGTGGCATGGCCGGGGCGTACATGCGCCATTGCTGCGCAAGCTGATTGCGGAATACGGGCATGTCTGTAGCCCCAGCGTGGTGCACCGGGATCTGTGGGACACGCTGCAGGGGATGAGCAACAAGCATGAGACGAAGCGGCAGGGGACACGGTACCGTACGCGCCCACGACCGCAACCCACGTTGTTCGGCGAAAGCAGCCCGGCGATGAAGTCTGTTGGTAGCAACCTAGAAAGGTCGACGATGAAAGAGCTTTTCGCGGTGTTTGGGCTGTTGGACGAGGTAGCCGGTGCGGTGCAACTGCATAGCCTGGGTGGAGTGGTGCCAGAGGCCACGGTGCGCAAGCTGTGGTCGTTGACGCACGTTTCCCCTCTCGTCAAGGGCCGGCACGACCCCAATGACCCCAACACACGCTGGATCACGGTACACCCGAACGGTGAGGAGGGGCGCGGTGTGCCGGTCATGATCCGCGTGAATTCCGACGGCACGGGCACAATTGTCGGCGGTGCCGGCGGCAAGCTCAACTACACGAAGCTGACAAAACTGCGTTCTGAGGCGGACTGGAAGCAGACGGCGCGTGCACGCCGGGCAGAGAAGCGCGGCAGGGACAATGCCAAGAGCCATGAGGCAAAGGAAGCCGCGTCGAAACTCAGTTCAGATCTGGAAGAGCAGGAGGACATTGCACGCGCAGAACTGGTCAGGCGCATTGGCAAACTGCAGAACTGGGATGAGAACATTGCCCTGTCACCAGAGCAGGCTGAGCAGATGCCTGCTGACAGTAGGCGTCGAATTGAGCGTGCGCGTGCGCGAGACGCGGAGCGCAAGGTGCAGGCCCTGGTTGAGGATCTGAAGACGAAGGTTATCGAGGAGCATGATGCACAGGTGGCTCAAAGCCTCGGCGAGGCACCGATCGCGAGCTTGGACACAAGGGCAGAAACAGACCGCTCTGGCTTGGGCTATGTGGCAGCTATTGAGAATGCGGCACGGGAAGCCGGTTTGTCGGAGCGGGAAGCGCGAGCGATGGGTGTTGCAACGCGCGAGCAGGCCTTTGAGCGTGCGGAACAGACGGGTTATATCAAGAGCGCGCAGGCGGCTGAAGACGCCGTACAGGGGTTGATCCAGGGCGCGGCTCAAGCCCGGGAAATGGACAAGCCCTATCGCGATGTTGGCGCGCACAAGCTGAATGTCTCAACGGTGCTGGAGGATCCTGAGAACGCCAAGGAGATACTGCTGGCCCACCAGGAGTGGAAGCTCAAGCAGACAGAGATCAATCGTGCGCGGCGCGAGATGGGTCAGGTTGAGGATGCCGATGAGGCGCTGGAGATAGCGCAGGGCGTCACCATGGCAGTCAGTCAGGACCTGCGGCGTGACGAGGTCGATAATCTGGAGAAGCAGCTCAACAACGACTTGCAGCAGATGGCACTACGGCAGGCGTCTGAGAAGCTGTTGGGTGAGATAGACGCAGTCGGGGAGAAGGGCGTTATTGCCGCTGAAAACATGGTGGCCACCGGCAGGTACAATGCACTCAACGAGACCATGCAGACCGTTCTGCATGATGCGTGCCCTGTTGACCGCCTGACTGCCGATCTGTTGGGCACCGATGCGGCGGCGCAGCTCGCAGCCTATGCCCTACGAAAGCGGTTAGATGCTTCGCAGCTTGATGTGGTCCGCGACGCATTGGCACAGAGGCATGTGGACACACAGAAGAACATCGCTGAGCAGGCGGCAACACACGCTGCCGATCTCATCAAGCAGGCCGACGCGGTAGTGGATGGCATCGACCTGGCGAATGCCGACGCTGACGACCTGCTGATTATTGAGCAGTTGAACGACGAGCGGGCGCGGCTGCTCGATACGGCGGGTGTGGAGTTGGGCGAGGCACTGGGTCGGCTGGAGATGGCCGGGACCATGAACTTCGCCATGATGGGCGGAGAGACCAAAGAGCTGCGGGCGGCGTTGGGGCAGATTGGCAATCGACGCGTCCACGAGCTGGCGGCGGCACTCGGCTTGGGCGTAGGGGACTACCAGGCCGTTTCAGACATCGGCAACAACTACATCGCTATTCCGGAGAGTGCTTTCGGCAAGCTGCTGCGGGAACCCGACCCGGATGTCACGAAGGCCTATGATGCGGCTGTGGCCATCAAGAGTGGCAAGCACGACGAGGATAACTGGCTTCCGCAGGGCTTCCGTGATCCTGCGGCAATACCGTCGTTCCCCGAAGCTGAAGAGGCGTTTGCATTTCACCAGGAGTTGCAGCTGCGAGATGGCATGACGCCAGGCGAAGTGCGCGACGCGACATTCGACTTCCTCGATCACGCCATGGCGGACAACCCGTACAACCCGCGTGCAGTCCGTCGTGACGCGACGACACAGAGTTTTGTGTCCGAGAACGTGACGGCGGACCTGCGGCGCGCCTACAACGACGCGATGGTCGCTTACTTCCCCCAGAACGACCTTGATGACGTAGAGTACGAAGCGCAACTGGCTGAGCGCATAGAGAGTGCCCGGAAGCGTATGATTGCCGGCGGAGAGATCGCGGAGGACGCACAGACACTGCAGTCACAGGTGATCCAGCTTGGGCAACCGACGTACGATGCGATGCACGAAGCATTGGCTGAGGCGCCGGCGGCGACCGCGGCATTCATGCCGGTGACTGAGCAGAACCGCCACCAAGTGCAGGCCGCTGTGCGTGATTACTTCTGGGAGAACCTGACCAAGGACCGCCGTGAAGAGGCGGCGGCGCAACGAGCCAATGCGCGGAATGCTCAGGCGCGCGCAGAAGAAGTCGCGGGCGTCCAGATGGACATGTTTGGTGGCAGCACCGAGGTACAGCGCGGCGGCAATGCGGAGGACATGCAGGTCGCGCCGGATGCGTGGGAGCGCTTCGTGGATAGCTTCCCCAGTCCGGCGGCGGCATACGAGTCCGTCCGCGACCACATGAAGGGCGATTTTGCGGAGCGCTTTGCAGCGCACTACCAACGCCGTTACGGGACCCCGTTGCAGGTGGGCTCGCGACCGGTCCCCAATTACGACAGGTTCGTGCTCGGTACGCTGGACGAACGCGCTCGCCAGCAGATGCTGGATGTGGAGAATGAGCAGCGTGCCAAGCTGGGGGCGGATGTAGCGTTGCGCGACAAGAGCGGGCGGTTCTCGCCGGGGGCGCGGCGGGCCGTAGTGGACGAACTGCTTGCACGGCAGCGGGCGGCCCACCAGTCCGACTTCGGCTTTGACTTCGGCGATGGCGAGCCCGATGAGTACAAGCCCATGAGTGACCGTTCCACATTGGGTGAGACCGTCGAGGACCAACTGGCGAAGATCATGCCCACCATTGCGGCCAACTTCAAGCCCGGGCAGAAGGTGGACTTGCCGCCGGCCATTGCACTGAGCGGGAAGTATGTGCGGCAGCAACGGGCGATCAAGCTCATTGAGGCGAATAAGCGTGTCGGGCTACATCTAGGTGTCGGTAGCGGCAAGACGGTTGTCGGATTGGGCGCATTCACAGACCTGCACAAGCAGGGGAAGGCAACCAGGGCGATTTACGCTGTTCCCTCGGTAGTCGCAGGTCAATTCGGCTCGGAGGCGTTGCGCTTCGTCGAACCGCGTACCCCGGATGGCAAGGGGTATCGCTGGCGCGTCCTGGCTGGTATGCCCTTGAGCCAGAGGCTCAATACCTACAAG